GCTTCTGTGCAAGCTCAGCCGCCTGCCTCTGATCTTCCTCTAGGTCTTTGGCCTTCTGCTCGGACAGCATCCTGATCTGTTCGCGCTCCTTGTCGGTCATCTTATGGTTCACCGCATTGTCAGGCTTCCAAGTCGCGGTCGGCTCATCGTTGCTCACCGTGCGGTCACCACAGCGACCGAAGGGTACGTCCTGATCCAGCCACACCTGATACCACCCGACGAGCTTCTGCTTGCCACCAACGTCCATGTAGGCGCGACCAATGTCGCCGCCTATGACTAACCCCTTCTTTGACTCTACCGTCATGCCATTCGACAAAAGAAAAGACTCGAACTCACCGCGCAGGTCACCACTCAATGGTCGGCTGAAGTCTTTGCTTTTGCCGTCAGTTATTTTTAATCCCATGTAAAATTCACCTTGATCACGTTTTCCCAGATGTGCATAATAGTACAACATTTTGCAAACACACAAGGAAAAACGATGGGAATCATAGCAACTGGTGGCGGCGGATCAGACTTCGAGCAAGTCCCGACTGGCACACACAACGCAATCTGCTACAAGTTGGTGGATGCTGGAACCACACTGAACGAGTATCAAGGCGAGGTGAACAAGCGTCACAACGTCTTTATCTTTTGGGAGTTACCCGAGCTTCGTATGGCAGACGATCGACCCATGTCAATCAACTGCCAGTATACGTTAAGCCTGAATGAGCGCGCAAAACTGCGGCAACATTTACAGGCATGGCGCAACAAATCTTTCACCGAAGAAGAGTTGGCATCCTTTGACCTGACCAAGATCTTGGGCACAACGTGCAAGGTCGATGTCGGCTTAACCAGTGGCGGCAACGCTAAGGTTCAGGGTGTCTTCTGCGCCGACGGTGGGGCAAAGAAAGTTGCAACCGTCAACGATCAAGTGGTCTTTGATCTTGAAGACTACTGCAAAGAGTTTTCTGGGAAGTCGGATAAAGCCAGCAAGGATGCATGCGATATCTTCGAGGAATTGCCTCGGTTCATGCAGTGGCAGATTGGCGGGTGCGACGAGCCGGGCAAAGATCATGTCGAGCCATGTTTTGAGCTTCAGGCTGCGATGAAGAAGGGCGTCCCAGAACCTGAGATCGAGCCACAGAAGAAGGCGAAGAAGACAGAGCTAGTCGGCGAGGAATTCGTTGACGATGACATTCCATTTTAAGGGGGGCGGCAATGAAGAATAAAAAGCATAACCGTAAGTCGGTAAAGAGCGACTCAGTCATTGACTACCTGAGTCAGCATGGTGATACCAAGGCCGAAGTCTTGGCCTCTGAGCTAGGCGTTAGCAAGAGCCTAGCGGCCAAGAACCTGCGGAACTGGCACAATGCCCAGCGCAAGGTTGCCGAGGTATTGTCTGTCTCTGACGGCTCGACAGCGCGTTATTACGAGCTGCCGTTCAAGGCTCGGGAACTGCAAGATCTGATTTCTTTCAAGAACATGAACGCTCAGATTGGCGAGATCTTTAGGGCAACCTATCGATACGGTCAGTCGTCGCATAGCAGTGAACTGCGTGATGCTAAGAAGATTCGTTTCTACATTGACGCTGAGATCAAGCGACTGGAGCAGTTATGAGGATTCGACAGATGATTGCGGACGCAAAGCACCCAATCTTTACCCCATATGCTGTGATGGTAGCATTCGGTATCGGATTGATTTTAGGATTCGGTTTAGGCTAAGGGTTCCATCACGGCCCTCCAACAGTGTTCCCGTCCACTGAGCCGCCCCGGCGGGACTAATTAGGAAACCCAATGGAATTCAAAGAAGGTATCTACGAAGACCTCGACTACCCCACCTACGATTCGATCCCTGCATGGAGATCACACGACCTAACCTCAATCGCTAAGTGCCCGTTCACTTGGAAGAACCGGACGTTCAACAACTCTCCGGCACTGCTTGAAGGCCGGGTGCAACACACCGTGTTCTTAGAACATCACAAGTTCTTCGATGAGTTTGCGATCGAGCCGCCAGTCGATAGGCGCACAAAGGCAGGCAAGCAAGAGTACGCCGAGTGGCTGGAAGATCTTGGTGACAAGACACCCTGCAAGCAGGATATGTACGACATCTGCATGGAGCGCCGGGAGGTTGTCTCTGACTTCATACCCGAGCCAGATCATCGGGTCGAGCTGACGCTCTGCTGGATATGGAACGGCCAACCCTGCAAGGGAAAGCTAGACTGGCATACCGGGACGGACATCTGGGATCTCAAGACCTGCCGGGACGCTTCACCCCGTGGATTCAGGAGTGCGATCAACACGTTCCGATACCACCAGCAGGCTGCGTATTATCTTGCTGGTTGTCGGGCGGTTGGCCTACCGACAGAGAAGTTCTACTTCTTGGCTCAGGAAAAGACAGCGCCCTATCCCTATTGCGTGTACACGTTGTCTGACGAAGCCATAGCCTATGCTGACGCTCAGAATGAGCAAGCCATGGCCATTGGCATCAAGTGCCGGGAGCAAGACCTCTACCTGCCATACAATCAAGAAGGCATCAAGGAGTTTGGCCTTGCTGACCTTAACTAAAGAGGAAAGGGAGCGGGAAGCGAAGTGGGCGGCGGATATCAAATATCACGCTGCCCGAAGCGTCTGGAAGAAAAGGCACGAGGCCACGCCGAACAATCCGCCGCACCGCCGGGTAACTTGGGGGCAGTGGTTCGAGAAAAAGTTTGGCGAGAATCTTATTGAGTATGCTGAGAGAAAGGCAAAGGAAAAGAAAAAGTCAAAGCCTGTTTAGTTCTTCACTTGCCAGCCTTCCGGTTTCCCTGTTGAACTTCATCGCAAGGTAGTCGTGGATTCGGCTCAGCTCATAAGCTCTTACATCGTCGTCTTCCTCATCGACAATCTTATCTATCATCGCTAACACGCGGATGGTTGGTATGTTTGATTCTCTTTGCATAGCTTAATCCTAAGTCAAATTGCTGGCAAAAAAAAGCGGCCTAAGCCGCCTCTCCCAACAATTCGGTAAGAACACTCAGCACTTCACAAAGCTTTACAGTCTGCTTGTCGCTGATATTCTTGCCCTCAAACCTAGCTTTATTAATTTTCTCAGCCAGTAGGTGAGCTGAGTCGGCCAAGACCTGCGCCCTGCGAGATTCTTTATGCGAAGGCTTAATTGCGCTTGAGATAAACTTACAATCAGCAAGATCTTCGAGATCTGCCGTCTCGCAGTTGATCTGAATGATCGTCCCGTTCATCCCTGCAAAGGTCACCCCAGAACTGAGGGAGTGTCTGTTCAGGCTTCCAAAAAATACGTCAAGCCGAGGCGCGACCATGTTGATCAGGTCGCAAATGTTGTCGTTGGTCAAATCGTTTACGACTTCTAAAAGTTGTTGTTGTTCCATCATGTTTTTCCTTGTTTTGGGTTTCGGCCTAGTGGCCTCATCAGTACCAGCTCCGAACTGGTAGACCCGGAGGGGCGGTGATTAAGCCGCCGCCACCTTGTCAATGTCGTAATAAGGAATGTTGCTGTATCTGGGCAATTTATCGGTCATGATAAAAACACCTGTCGACGGTTTTACAAAAACTCGCTCGTCAAAGTAAAATCCTGCGGGGGAAAGCAACTCGCTGTCAGTCATTACATACTTGGTTGAAACGTAAATAAGCTCTACTTTTAAACTGCCTTCAAGAAGCTCTATCTCTCTAAGGAACTGAGCAGCATGAACCGCATCTTCGTTTTCGATCAACCAAGTTTGATGATCCATCAAATCAAATCCTTCTTCGTCCTTCCATTTTTTAAAAAGAGATCTTTGGTGAGCTGACGCTTTTCTTGCGACATCAGCATCGATGTTGCATTTTGCAAACTCTTCTTTAGCCTTTGCGATTTTTTCTAAAACAATTTCGTGGTACTTGTTCATCATCTTCTCCTTGCGGCGGCTTACGCCGCCTTCCTTGTTGCTGTTAATGTTGCATCCCCGTACCATCCTGAGACTCTTGGCTTCCAGCCATCAACCTTGAGTTCTTCGGCCCTAGCATATGCCTTGCGAATGTCCGTGAATCTTTCGTGGATTCGATCAACCTTTTCTTCTTTAGGTGCGGGATAAAGATCTTGGCCTTGACGCTTCTCAATCAACTTGCGAAGAGAGGCAACGTGATCGGTCATTGCTTGATACTGGAGGTTGTTTTTGCGAGCAGCTCGAAACTCTTCGTCGTAGTGGTCGAGGCCGTTTAGGTCGATCAACTTCATACCAGCAAGCTGGCCTTGAATGGAGTTGATGATTTGAGTTGTTAGCTTGTGGCTCTTCTCAATCGGAAGCTCATTCGATCCCGGGCACTCGCCCTGAAACATCCCCCAATCGACGGTGTAGCCGTGCTTAGCAATCATGCCGGTCTTGTTGTTAACCGCCTGCACTGAACCGCATACTTGGCAGGTTCCTCTGTGTGTGTGTCTTGCCATCATGTTTTCCCTTTGGTTATGGGGGCAAGCGCCCCCGACAAAGGAATAATCGCATAATGCCGTGTCGTTGTACACACTTTTATGCAAATAAATGTAAATATTTGCAGGTCAGTCTAAGTTGTTGTACCGCTCGATCAGGCGCTTCTTGTCGTGCAGCCAGAAAACCAACAGGTATCGGTCTCCACTCTCTACCGCTAAACCACGGTGCAGATTGGTGAAGGAAGGGAATATCAATGCGTGTCCACTGGGCAGAGGATTCAGGATGCCGTGGCGATGAAACTCTGTGCCACCACCCTTGTACTCATCGGTGTTGAGGGGAACCACCACGCTGATGTCGGCGCTCTCGTCGTGATGCCACGCACCTTTTTGCTTATCCTTGGGGTTATAGTTTGCAATCTGGATCGAGGAAACGTCCCGGCAGTCCCTGTGGTACAGCGTATTGAAGATCGGATTCAGCACGTTCTGCACGACAAACCACATCGTGCGGTACAGCTCAGGCACATGCTCTTGCAGCACAATCTCTGGGATCTGCCTCAGCTCATCCTCAGCCTCATTCGGCTCAAAGGGTATCTCCTGCTCCATGTGCTTGATCTCTTCGACCAACATCTTGCAGAACTGCCTGCGAAACAACGGCACCTTGTATACCTCGGGGAAGACCTTCTTGCATAGCTGAGACACAGGAGTCTTCTGTAGGCGCTCCCTGCCATCCCTAGCCCTGAACTCAGCAATCATCGGAACAGTCGCCTGAACCGCCTTGTAGAGCGGCTGGTTGACCATCCAATGCGACTGCATTGACAACATATAATTTTTCATTTCATACATTTGTGCAATGATATACAATCCTATACAATTGCTCAATATTAATTAGAGATCCGTCATGGAAACCGAAGACCAAGCAGCGTTAGACAGAAAAAGAAAGTCGCTGGCGATTGACCTCGAAACATACGAGAGGCTACGCGACATCTGTGCGCGAGAGCGACGAACAATAATCAGCCAGTTGCAACTTATGATTGAGCAGAAGCACGACGACCTGTTCGATAGGGATAATCATTGAAAAATTTATTTAAGAGAAGACCGACCCAGATTCCTCAATCCTACCGCCCTGTAGCGGATTCTAAAGAGGTTATCGATCTATTTGGTAGGATGACCTTACACCAACAAGCCGCGCTCCTGCGGCTCTGTAGTCGCAACCTGATGATCGACATTGACGGTGATTACCACATGGGCTATGACTTCGACTGGAACGTCAGTGGCGCAATGATCATCGCCACCCCAGCCGAGCCAGACCTACCAATGCTAGGCGAGGGAAGCGATCCCGCCTAATGGCCCTCTGAGCCGCATAGCAAGCTCCCTGTCCTTGTCTGAGGGCAGAATAGTAGGAGACATCGCCGGATCTATCTTTCCCATTGCTGGAGCCGTTGATGGCTTCTGTGATAGCGGTTCAAATGCAGGCGAATCCATTCCAACATCTGGCACATACATGCTGTCTAGGATAGAAGGCTTTGGAGATGCCGGAGCCTTTGGGCCGGTCACTTCTTTGGCGCTCTCAATCATCCTTGCGCCTTGAACGCCTCGCTCTAATTGACCCGTCTCTGGGTTGACCTCATCAGGCTTGAAGCTTTCATCTGTTAGCTGATCAAAAACATCTGTAGCGCCGCGAGAAACCGCCTGCGTGACAAAATAAACGCCGGGCTTTACTGCATCTATTTGTGCCGCCAACTCTCCAGCCACCTTGGGATCTATTAGCGCCTCAATAAGCTTGTCCTCGTAGGCCTCTCTTTGAAAGCCAAGGGTAGCTGACATGGTGTCATCAAAGCCACGAATTGCGATTCTCTGGGGAATCTCCACGACAGCCCTGAGCGCATTGGCCGCAATTCGACCACCGCCGGTAACGTCTTTCTCTAAGAAGTTTCTGAGCGCCAACAACGGCTGTGTTGGTGATCCACCCTGCGTAGCAATGTAACTTGTTGCCTGCATCATCTCGACGAGATCAACAAAATTCTTTAACTCTTGCGGATCCATCATAGCCTCAAAGACCTTTGCCTTTGTGCCTCTGGCCTTAGCTCCACCGCGACCCATCATTACCTTTCCGCGAATCCCGAGCCTCGACAAAAATTTATTCTGAACACCTAGAGGGTTGATGCTTGATGTAATTGCATCGTCAAACTGTGTGCGTAACCATGTGCCTTTGATGTTCTGCCAAACCTGCGGGTCTTGGGTCTGGATAAGTCGTCTAAGATCTCTAATATCTTTAGGTTTGGCTGTACCGTTGAACAACCTCTTGGTTATCCTCGCCGCAGCCTCTCCGCCTAACTCAGCCGCCTCAGCAAAGCTCCTGACAACGCCACGCTCTAAAGCCTGAAGGTGACCCTTTGAGGGATCATAGATTGCAGCAGCTCTAGCATATTCTGGGTTGGCAACCTTTAATCGCTCAGAAACCTGCGCCCTGATTTGGCTAACCTCTCGCTTTAACCCTCTCTGCCCATCTTTAGTAAGACCCTCGATAAGCGGCCTGAAATCGTTGGTTAGGGCGTTATGTAGCATCTCAGTGTTATCTTTTAGCCCCATCTCGGCTCGATTAGATCCCCTGATGGGCACTTTGTTAGGAGAAAATCCAGTGAAGTCGCTAAGCGCATCAACCATTGCCTGCTTAATGCGTCTAGCTTCGCCTCTTAGATTTGCGTCTCCCAGCTCAGCCTCAAGCTTTGTCACAATGTCAGAAACGTCAATGGGTATGTCCAGCTCAAAGGCGTTCTTGTACACCGCGCCAGCTCTTTCTTGACGCTTGGTCGCAAGCTTTTTTAATACCTCGTCAGCAGCCTTAGCTAAATCTGACTCTGGGTCTAAAGCCGTCCTTCCCGAAAGCCGAGCTTGCTTCAGATCTTGCAGGTATTTGCCCCGAAGGATCTCGTCAAAAAAAACGTCAGCGGCTTCCTCGACCTGCATTTGTCGGTTGTGGTAAAAGTCCCAGAGCTTTTGTGAGCCGGGCTGCATCTGTAGGTAACGCTGAATCTGGCCAGCGTTTGACATTATTCCTTGAGCCTCTGCTCTTGTAAGGTCTACATTGAACTTCTCTTTCGCAAACGCGATCTTTTCGTCAACAGTCTTTCCACCGTCTGTCAAAATAGTCTGCAAGGCGGTTCTACCATCCCCACCGGGAAATTTCTTTGATGTGGTTCTAAACGCATTACCAGCAAGCTGAGCGGCCTTCGTTCCGAACGGTAACGCGCCAAAAGCCGCGCTTACCATCAGGTCATCTTTTAGCTGAGAGACTTTCAAGGGAGGCCCGTCAAACATGGCAGATATCCCCGCCCTGCCTGCATAAGCCGCGCCGCCACTTGCTGCGGTGCCCGTGCTTCCACCTCCCATAGCGCCAGCAATAGCGCCAATAGGATTTCCTGTGGTTGCTGCACCTAAAAATGCGCCGCCCACTAAACCTACCGTGCCACCACCAAGTTCAGCTAAAAATTGCGCTGTCGGCCCTGCCCATCTGGCTGAGTCAACCAGCAGGCTATCCCTGAACTCCTTTACTGGCTCGTTGGTGTATGGGTCTATGTATGCGATATCGCCTTCTTCATCTAAGAAGTAAAAGTCAACGGGGTCGATGCCCCTTTCAACTAGCTCTGGGAACCTTTGCTGAGCAAGCCAAGCTGTCTGGTAACCTTGGTCGTTCGACATGCCCTGAAGCAACGCCATCCCGACACCAGATTTGTTTTCTTCTCTCTCTAAAAGAGCTTGTTCTCTAGGGGAAGGTGCAACGAGCTGAGACGTTTGAGCCAGCATGTTGTTTCTGTGTAGCTGAACAAATTCAGGAGTGTTTGCCAAATCCTCTTCCGTAACGCCTTCTTCAACTTCGTAAACAATCCCGTCATTGTTGTAGTTAATCTTTACAGGCATTTATTCCCCCGACTTCGGAACTTTTTGAATAGTAATACCAGATAGGTCAGTATTTACCGAGGGCGAAGTTTGCATATCAGCAAAGAAACTCTCCCTAAAGGCTTTTGCAGCTTCAGGCTCTTGTGATGCTAAAGCCTGCAATTCAGACCTTTCTTCCGCCGTCAAAAATTGGTTCTCAGACTTTTGCCGCCAAGAAAGTTCCCACCCTTGGGCCAGCCGAAGTTTATCCGAATCAGTTTCCGCATCCTTCAAAAGCCCTTCTGCAACGGCCTTATTGTAATCCTCAGCCTTCTTTATGTTTAAATTGGCGATCCTTTGCAAAAAAGCCGCCTGCTTCATTGCGCCGTTATAGGTGGAAGAAAGCGTTGGGGACGCGGCAAGAAACAGTCTCATCTCCATTTCTGTGATCGCGCCTTTAGTTTCGCCAATTAATCCCATTGCTATTCTGGTGCCCAAGGTCAGCGCGAGCTGTTGATTATCGAGACTTTCGTCCGGCCTAACACCAAGCTCGCTCAAAACCTGCCTAGCAGGTAGGGTGCCAGTCGCTATCCGCCCCCAACCTTCTGGGCCAAGTCTAGCGAGTTGCAACATAAATTGATTTGTTAACTGGTTCTGAGAAACAGCAGTCGAGGCATCTTTAATCCATTTCTCTTCTAACTCGATTAAAGCCTCCCCGGCTTTTTTCTCTAAAGTCGAAGGAGGCATGACCCTGCTATCAACACTAACGGTAGAAGTCGGGAGTTTGATTTGCTTAGCGCCCGGAATCATCCTGATAGCTGCAACTTCAAGTTGATTGCTCGGGTTCACCTCTACAGTTTTTACCCCCCCGTCCTCTGTAGGCACTTCGTAAATTATTGGAGCATACGGCTTGTTAGCAAGCTTTATTCTTTCAAGCTCGATCTTGTTCAGATAATCTTTTGCAGCCTTTTCGTCAGTTATAGCCATCTGCATTGCCTGCAAGCCGACCTGTCGATCAAGCGCGATCCTGCTTTCTTTAGACTTCCGAAGCCGATCGTTGAAGTTAGAAAAGCCAACTCCCGCACTGCGGAACGCACCAGCCGTCGGGTCAGCAGAAAGCATTGCTGCGCCTATATCGGAGGCCAAGTCATAAAAAGTTGGGCGCGTTGACTGAGAAAAATACGGCTTCAACCGCTCGGCATACTTTTTATAACTCTTGTCAAAATCAAAAGGCTCTGGGGTTTTTGGCTTCATGGCGGCAAGCATATTGTTAATTTGCGCTTGCATCGGATCAACGGTTGTTTCTGGAGCTTCTGGTTCAACCTCCAAAACTTCGGTCTCTGAAACCACTTCGGGTGTCTTCGAGGGATCAATAATCCCGCCGTCAGCAAGCCGTTGGATCTGCTGCTCTAACTGCGCTCTTGATGTGGCCATTTATCGACTCCCAGAAAGCTGGTTAGACGGGTTGTAGTAATTACCCAGCGCCCCAATCGTTGCAAGACCTGTTCCTATGCCTGCCTGCGTTGCAGACGGCGCAGGCCCAAAGTTGGTTTGGAACTGCGTCTGACCCGCTGGTGCCATCTGGACAAACGGCATCAGAGACTGGTACTGAGCCAGAGGTGCCTGCTGTGCTTGCAACAATCCAGCGCGTTGCGCGTCAAGCTGTTGCTGCCTGTTCTGCTGAGCCATGCCTCCGATGCCCTGCATTGCGGCGACATCCTGTGCGCCTGCCTGCTGAGCCTGACTGCCAAGTCCGCTCAGGAAGCCACCATAGCCCGTCTGAGCCTGACCAAGTGCCTGACCTCCAGCCGCTTGCTGCGCTCCGATTTGGCCGTACTGGCCAGCAAGAGTGCCTGCTACGTTCATTCCTGTCTGTCCTGCCGCCTGTCTTGCTGCCGCGCTCTGCTGACCGTAGCCAGACAATGTCTGACCTAAGCCGGTGCCAGCCGCGTATCGTTGCTGCGCCATCTGTCCTAGCTGGCCACCTAATTGCTGCTGAGCGCCCAACTGCGCTTGAGCGGTTTGCTGGAGTAGATTTCCATAGCCTTGTCCAGCCGCAAGTTTCTGCCCTGCCGCCTGTTGAGCCATGCCAGCGACCTGCTGGCCTGCGCCATACCTTTGCTGGGCACCTTGTCCCAACATGCTGGCTAAGCCTCTAGAAGCGGCCAGCTCGCTCGCTGCGCGTTGTTGTCTTGAGCCGGCAATGTTTTGCGCGGCCCCAAATCTTTGTTGAGAGGCCTGTTGCGCTCGATCTACTAATCCTCTTGCGCCACTCAGCTCTTGACCGGCCAATGATGCCAATCCAGAAGATGCAGCTCTCTGAGCCTGTCTTTGTCGCTCATCCTCTCCAATAGCCGTCTGCTGAGCCTGCTGGAAGCCGCGTGAGCGTAATTCTCCAACAGCCTTACCCAAACCCCTGCCCATTGCCTCGGCTCGCTCTTGGCCAGTTAGCCTAGCCCTAGAGCCAAAGGCCGACTGTCCGCCGGTCTGAATATCTCTAGCAAGCTGAGCAGTGTCTTGCTTAGCCAGTCCCTCTCTAGCATCTTCGATCATCTGCTGAACGACTTGATTCTCGTAGGGGTCTTGGTATTTAGCAGTAGCGCCTGCTACGTCAAAATCGCCAGTAGTCTGCCGTAACTGCCCCCGGGCTTCGCCTACATTTTCTCCAAAGCCACCAAGAAGCTCTCGCTCCGCGCCAACCTGTCTGTCAAGGTCTCGGCCTAATCGTGAGGCCGCGCCGGTCAAACCAAGCTCTGCTAATCCCAATCGTTGACGCTGAACGTCACCGGCCTGAGCGGCAATCTGTTCGCCGCGCTGCAAACCTCGGTCTAATCCTTCTGCGCTGATCATTCCCATGCCAAGCGAATCGGTTATGTCGCGCCCGAACTCGTCATATGACCTTCTGCCCTGCTGTCGAGCACTGGCCAAGTCCATGCCAAATCTTTGTGTATCCCTAATACCACGGCGAGAGAGGTCGCTTATATCTCCACGCAGACGCTCCTCTGCCGCAATGGCCCGTCCACGGCCCTCCTGAGTCCCTCTGAGCGACTCCATCAAACCTCGATCTCTTTGGTCGAGTGCGAAGCGAGAACCCTCCTGCTGGGCTTGTAAGGCCTGCTGTGAGGCTACGGCTTGATCTGCTAATCCTTGCTGAATGGAACCAATACCCTCTTGGCCTCTTCGCATAGCCTCATCGATAAATGGTTGTTGCACACCGACATTGGCTCTGGCCATTTCCATAGCCCTGATCTGGTCTGGGCTGAAGCCTGCAATCTCCTGAGGTATGACAATCGGGCGACCCTCTTCATCGAAGAAGGTGCGCTCTGCCGCTCGGAACGCTCCCGGGATAAAGCCGCCCTGACCGTCCAAACCAAACAATAGCTGCTGAGTTATCGGATCTATGCGGGTCTCGGTCTTGGTTACGCCAGAGACGTAAGGTTGTGTCGTAGCTGCTCCACCCTCTTCAAATCGACGGACGCGAGAAAGCTGTCCGGGGGTTAATATGCTCATGCTGCCCTCCCCCTCTTTGACTTGGGCTTATCTGCAAACTCTGCAAACAGATTCATCATCTCGTACATAAGTGCTGTGCCACCGTCACGGTTTTCACTGCCGTTGGGTGTCAGGGTAATAATTCCACCATCCCCTTGCGCTAGGTCAAAAGCGCCAGCGCCTCTTACTGCCTGACCTGTCATGACGAACTCGCCATCTGACAGCATCGCAGGGACATCGTCGCTAGTCTCTGTGCCTTCGCCATTGATACCGCCGTTCATGCGCTCAAAATCTTCGGTAGACACCTTCCCACCCTTCTTGTAAGCCATTGGAACCATGCCGCCGTAGCGCATCTGCATCGGCATTACTTCGCCGCCGTAGCGCATTCCGGTTACAGGCTCTTCTGTCGGATTGTTTACCTCCATCTCATTTTGGCTTTCCCCAAAGCCATAAACCGAATCTTCTGGCCTTTTCCTGCCGCCGCTAAGCGGGGGTAAAGTGCCTGCTGGGAGTAAACCAAACTCGACAGGGTTGGGGGCAGGTTGTCCTGAGCGTCGAGCAATCTCGGCTTCAATGTTGTAACGCCCGGTAGACCCTTCCTGAGTAAGCGGTGTTAACGGTACACCCCTCATATTCTTGGTTTCATCATAAGCCAGCTTGCCAAGTCCACCCGCTGCGAGTAGAGGTAACAGGCTTCCAATTCCGCCACCGCCGCCAGCGCCCAAGCCTAGCATGCCGCCTACGCCGCTCATAAACTGCTGAAGAATCCCCGGCTGCTGGGTTTCAAGCTGCTTTGCAATATCTTCTGGAGACACGCCCTCGTCTAACATTTTTTGAATGGATTCCGCAGTGTTTTTGGGCGCTGCACTCACGAACTTATCCAAAGTCCTTCTAAAGAAGTCTTGGTTCTCTGCGCCGCCCGGATTAAAGCCACCATAAGTAGACCCTTTCCCACCAAATATGCCGCCAGCAAGCGGGTTTTTTAAAGCGCCGCCGATTGTGGAAAGTGCCCCTCCTGACACGCCTTGGGAAATACCACCAGCTATCGGAGAAATTCCCGGTATACCTAGAGATCCAAGTCCGCCCAATGCAGTCTTGGCAAGACCTCCTAATTTGCTCAACCCGGGTATTGCGCCTGCCACGGTACTCAATCCGGGTATCGACGCAGCCAACCCGCCGATACCGCCGAGGGCCGCGCCGATTGCGGTTCCAACTCCCGGTATAAGCATTGCGATAGGGGCAACAACCTTTGCAACCTTCTTCAGACTCTTAAAAGTTTTCTTGAACCAGCCGAACTCTTCCAAGCCAGTGATTGGGTTAAGGCTTGCGATGCCGCCGCCTACCACGTACTGCTCTGGGTCTAGGTCTAGCTCTTTAAACTTAGCGCCAACCATGCTCTCGAACTGCTCGTCCTCGAAAGCCTCTGGAGGTAAAACCACCTCACCAATTCTTAGGTGTGCAAGCTTGGTGTCTCCGCCGCGACCTTCTGCTGCAAGCATTGCCGCCTGCTCTGCCATCGGGGCTTGAGCCGCCGCCTGTAAGTTTTCGCCTACAGCCTGCAAAGATTTTTGTTCATCAGGGTCGTTGGTCGCCTGCTGCTCTTGCATGAGCATCATAATTGTCTGCTCTAGATCACCATTTGGTGATGACTCCATCATCATCATCTCTCCTTGATCGACTTCTCCGCCCTCAGCCATGCCGCGAAACTTTTTCATATCGGCTTCTGAGAACGAGCCTCTACCCATACCGCCCATGCCGCGAGCCATCGCCATTTCTTTATCAGAAACCATACCGCCCCTCATGCCACCCTCTCCAACGATGCCTTGCAGCCGTTGCAATTCTTTGATGGCAGGTTTCTCTGGCAGGGACTCAAGAAACCTTGAGATGGCCCTAGTATCACTAACGCCGTTTGGCAGGGCGCTTTCCAGCTCCCAAGGCCAAAAGAACTGACCACCAATGTTCAAGTAGTCTCGGCCCTCGACCATATCTCCGTTTTGTGACTGAGGAATCACCGAGACCGAAGAAAAATCTTTCATCTCGGTGTCACTAGGCATTTCCGTGGTCATAAGATTCGGCATGTCCGCGCCGCCTAGAAGGCCTTTAATACGGTTTTGTAGCATTTCATCCATTAGGGTGTACTCACTGTTACATTCCCAACTGAAGCCGTAACCGACTGGCCTGATGGGTATGTTTGATGGCTATAGAGGTCTCTAAAACTATTACCGTCAAACGCTTGGTGGATTTGATTAGTAGTATTGAAGATTATACTGCCTGTTGCAAATTGAAGCTCGCTAATCTCATCAGCGTTAAAATGAGGCGAGATCGTAAAATCCACCGCCCCAAGGTTCAATTCTAGAATGCGAACCAAGCGATTAAAAGTTTCTGAGCTGACAGATTCCCCCAAAGAGAAGGGTAATCTTGTCTCAAGCAGCCTGCTCATGCACGTCTGCCACTCGGTTGCATATCAATTCTTGTCGATCCAAGCCGCCACTTGTAGCCTTTTTGGTTGGCAGCATTATTATCATCATCACTTTCAAACCGAAACGCTACCTGTCGCGCCCGGGTTCTTACATTGCTGAAGGTGCTTGTCGGGGTAACCTGACTGGTTGAGTCCGTCGTCAGGCTCTGCCCGGGATAGTCTCGACTCTTCAGCACGATATTCATTGCGGGATTCACGCTTACGCCAGCCTGAGTGACAAACTTCATATCTGGGATGATATTCTTGACAAAGGTAAACGTATCGCCAGAGGAAATATCCAAGTCCGCACTTTCAATGTAGACATCGGTCATTGCGTCTTGGTTGTCATCAAAGCCAGTCTCATGCTCAAAGACACACTGCTGAGAGCTGCTAGTCGCCGTGGCAAGTGGAAGATCCTCGATACCCGCATCAAGCCATGCATAACGAATCAGCGAACCGATTGACCAATGATTCTCTTCGTAATTGTAGATCACGTAACGACTAATCTCGCCAGTACCGTCCGTAATGCTCGGGTAAAAAAACCAGATCTCGCTAAACTCAGTGTTCACACCCATATGGCACTTAAACGCTTGGTCTAGATCTAAATCTTCAAAGACGTACTCTTGCACAGTGCAGGGCAGGCGCTTGACCGAGCCGCTGTAAAAGTAAAAGCCCGTTTTACTGGCATAGAACACGCCGTTTGGTGCGTTGACAGCGGACTTCGGTGATAGCAAGCCAGAACCTTCATTAATTAAATTAATGGCAAAGGTCAGCGGTGGCCCAATGAAATTCATGCTGTACAGGCTGGTATCAGTAAATATCAAGATCTCTTGGCGAGACTTGATGCCGCCAACGATGAAAGAGCCAGAAGATAATCGTAGAGATCCTGCCGTGTTGGTTGCTGTTGGCTCAAAATCTAGGTCGTTCTCTTGGTCGGAGAACGCCACCAACATCGGATCAATCACGCCAGTTCTGCTGCTACCTGATATTGGATCTGCGCCCAGAACCACTAAGTGACGGTCGGTTTCTGAGGTAATTACCTGCAAGCTCACGGTAGGCACCAAGTTAGCACCGCTAACCTGAGAAAGCTCTTGCGCCCTGATGCTGGTTCCGCTGTTCTCGACCCACCGATAGATTCCCGCGCCGCGAGGATTGATAATCAAGTTTTCACCGTAATTGTCGTGCGTCCAAAGCCGAAGCTGGTTTACCGAACTGATCGATGAAGCAGAGCCAAACCCACCCGCGCCCCAAGTACCAACGCCCCAGCCTGAAGACTTTACGAAGGTATCTAGGCCTACGTTAATTTGATAAGCGCCAACCACGCTAGAGCCACCGTTGCCGCTATCGGATGCGTTCGCGGTAACTGTTGCGCCAGAGGTGTCCTTGGCAGTGATCTCGTAAGCGTCAGGGCCAGTAACTAGAGATATCTGGTACTCTTGATTAAGAACCGTTGCAGTAACATTGCCGCCAAGAGATACCGCGCCACTAAAGGTAACAAAGTCATCATTAACCGCACCGTGAGCGGTGTCGGTCACCGTGATTGTGGATGAGCCGTTAGTTGCGGAAAAGGTAACGTCGCCAGCGGACGTTGTTGTTCTGATAGGGGTTATATCGTAGTAGCTGTTGCCCTCTTCGATATAATACTTCCACGTAGAACCAACACCGAGGTAGCGCACACCCCCAAGACTAATCCAAGAGTGCAGCGCCCGACCTACGCCGAGGTAATAGTTGGTGCCAAGCTTTAGCCAGCCACCCACCTTCTCGACTCGGCCTTTTCTAAACCGAATGAGGTTACCATCCACCCAGCCGCCTTTTGCTGAATAATCAGTACCTTCTTTGTCGATCCCGGGTTGAAAATCTAGTGTTTGTAGCGGCATGAGCCATTACGCCAACCGTATGATCGCGCCAGTAGCCGTTGGGCTAGGGAAGACGATGGTGAAATCGCCAGCGGTGCTGGTCTTGTCGCCACCGAAGTCGATTACCGCGCAAGCCTTGTCCGACTGGGTGTCATTGTAGATCATACAGCCCCTCGCCGTGATTGTTGCCGTACCAAAAGTTTTGTCGGCAAAATCACACAGGGCGACCGCCCCGCTAGTGGTTGGGGTGACCGATGTTATGGTTCCACCGCCCGACGTATAGTTTGTGCCACTAGCTTGGCCGGTTGTGGTAAAAGCCGTAGTCGCAGCGCCTAAAGTCGCGCTAGACGTATAAAGCGCAAGCTTAAATGCGTCGCCGGTAGAGGCTGTAAAGTTATGTGTACCTACTAGCAACTCTTGCTTAAAGCTGGTAGGAATCGCACTGGTGATTGCCATGTCAAAGCTCCTTGATTATTTTCGCCATGTCTTCATGCCCTTGAGATGCTAATAAGCCTCTAATTGTTACACGATCAGAAGCTACAGCGTTTTTCATACCCATCCATATTAAGGTATAAACTTGATCTCGGAAAGCCTCCGCCTGTAAACGAATGTGAGGCGCTGCCTCCTCCGAAATACCTAATATCTTTTTCGTTGTTTCTTTTGCCCAAAAATCCACGTCATGGCCGCGATTGTCGGTGGTAGAAACCATTACCTGCCCTAACTGAAAATTTCCTTGCGACATATGACTACCCCTTGTACGGCTCTGGTGATGACGGCAACTCCACCGTCTCTAGATTGTGCTTCTTGACCATCTGAGCCAACTCAGACCGATCACAGACAACCCACTCACCCTCTGGGTTTGGCATTGCCACCTTTGGATTAGCCAGTCGGTGGTAGCCATAAAGCCTCTCTTGGAGGGGCACGTTCTGGTCTAGCAACGACGACCTCGGGCTAACGCCAACCTTTATGCCAATGGCAATCATCTTACATATCCAGAACTCTAAACATGCCCGGCCAGCTTCAGCAAAGTGCAAGTTATTCTTATAGCTAAAATCCATCCCAAACAGGTCAACAGACCCAACCTTATTATACGCCGCGAAAGCCAGCGAGTAAGCAACTGTCGTATTCATGTAAGCGCAACGCTGATCCTTAATAACTTCCTCTAAAGGATACTCAACCAACGCCGGCACACGGTCATCTAGCTCGCACGTATAGATCGGCTTTTCAAACTTCGGTAGCATTTTTCGCATGACCTCGGTTTGGTTTCCCGCATCTTCGGTGTCAAGAAAACGGCTTACTGGGTCAAGCATGAAGACCCTGTCGCACTCAAAGACAGATAAGGCAGAGTTAATGACCCAGACCTCGTCCCACTCGACGCTATTTTCTTTTCCTATAACGTAATCGATCTGGCTTGCGCCTAAGCCTATAATCGCTACCTTTTTACCTTCTAACTCTTTTATTGGTTCCAATTAGGTCACCCCTGTCCGTAATAAGTCATACCTGTACTCGTCGCGGGTTCCACGGCCTTCGCTAAGATTCTTCATCCTAGATATGCCTTCCTTGAAACGAGCCTCGAAGTTGGCTATTACGTCAGGAGCTTCCTTGAGAAACACAGCAGCCTCAACCAAGGTGCCGTACAGCAATGGATCAGGGTGATCCGTAGACAGAAGCGTCGTACCTGAGTCGCTTCCAGCCGTCAAAGACGCTGGCTTGTACAGGTAGTGCAGCTCTGCCGTGTAACCAGAATCTGGAATCGGCGACAGCTCAAAGGCTGCTTCATCAAACAATGAGTAATACTTTGGCCGACCAGTTGTTGTTGTGATCGGGCTGTATTCCTTGATGAATGATGGGTGCTTGAAGTCCAGATAATGGTACTTGTTGTTGCTATCAATGACCGCTAATGAGAACGGTGCGTAGTAATCGCTTGGGGTTGCCAAGAACCGATTGCTCGCAGTCAACGTACCCTGCACGTTTTTTCTTTGCTCTGGAAGCTGAACCATCTTGAAGATTCGGCTCTCAGACTCCTGAATAAACGTGTTCAGGTTGTTGTTGAACGTAGTTTCATTAACCTGCAAGTAATCCTGCACGGTCGATTTAAGCGTTGCTAAAGTGAAGCTCATGACGTAATTACCTCCACAGTACCAACACTACAGGTTATCCCAAAAGTTTGCAAAGTTGTGCCCAAAATTCCATCTCCCACGTTGGTGTAGACGGTAAAAAAATTGTTATCGTTCCCATCAGCAGCTTGGTCTGGCCTTGTGATCTGCAATGCCTGCGGGTCAAAGGGCGCAGGCTTGGGCATAAGCTGCGGGTGTTTTGGTGACCATTGGTCTGGCCCAACCAAAAGGCCATCCCAAGTCATCTTCATATCCTTCAGGCGATAGCGAAAACCCGTGATATCACAGATTCCCCAAGCTTTCTTGTTGGATGCGTAAGCCATTAGGCTATGTTATACCCGCGAAGATCAGGGGCTATCCTGAACGACGCCCGGTCTTCGTCTTGACTCAAGGCTCGTTGAAACTCTTCTTCGTACAACGCTTTGAGCATTTGCACCTTGTCCGGCGCTCGCTTCATGGCCAAGTAGTAAGCCAAACCTGCGGCTAGGCATGGATAAAACCGAAAAGGTATTTGCAATGTATTGGCCCCAGCATCGGCGTCATCCATTCGGCTTAATACGTTTAGGTAAATGTCGTACTTGGCGCTCTGATCTGGGGCAGGCCAAACCGTTACGGTTGGGCTAATCTGCTTGTCTACAAAGTATTGATTAGGCTTTCCGGTGCTAGACTTAACCGACATATTGGCGTATTCAGACCGAGACATGCGGGTCATCGGCACGTCTGTAGATACGCCTCCGATCGTCTCCCGAATGAACACGTCAAGTACATCGATAGTCGCGGTTGGAGTGACTGCATCAATGGTGTAGGAGGTAGTGTCTTTGACCATGGCCAAAGTTTTTTGATTGATCGTCCACTGATTCAAACCCCTATTTGCCCACTCAGCAAGCATTAGGTTCAGGGATCTGTTAGCAGTTTTCAGGTCGTAACCTGTGCGTAACTCCAAGCCGCAACGCTCAAAGGCCTCTTCAACGTAATCTGCTACGTCTAATTCAAAATCTTTACTTCCGCTTACCGCCATCTTCGTCACCCGCGTATAGGTTGTTAAAAACCTGATTTACGTCAAGAGTATAGTCTAAATCACTTTTCGAGTAGTGAATATGCTGGCTTGGTTTAAAGTCTGGGGCACCATCCCCTGTCTCAAACCAAGCAGGGTGTGTTACCCGTACTCTGTTGTTAGGTAAAGCAACAATGTTGCCCGTCCACTCTCCAGCATCAAGCAGCTCTAAAATGTGGCTTTGCTTGTGTTGAGCTGGGTCATCCGCTATCTCATTTTCTGCATAATCCACTGTGAGATAATACTTCGCTGGATAAAACTCACCATCAATCTTGGCAAGCCAAGGGCAAGGTGTGCAACGGTCAAGGACGTAAGTAGCGTGATTATAAGAACTGCAATCCCAAGGTTGAGCAGCCCAGACAGGCATTGCCTCAGGCCAATCGTCAAGTGGCGTGTCAGCAACCAAGGCCGTGATAGGCATTCTTGCCCACATGGCTCCACCATGTGCGTTTTGCTCATCGTCATCGTCGTATGTCTCTGCGCCGGTAAAAATCACCTGAAATGACAAGCACCGAGTCGGCATGGTGGTTACAGCAATGGCCATCGCATGGATGAACTCCCCATGATACTTCTCATGGTTGTGCGTGTACTCCTTCCGAACCCAGCACTTGAAGTGAGGGATGTTGCTCTGAAGGTACGCCACTATCTACGACCAAATAATCCCGTCTTTTTGGCGGATGGTTTCTTGATTCCGCCTTTTGCTGCGCCCTTGGTCTTCATCGCGGCACCGCCTTTAGCGTAACCTTTAGTTTTCATGGCTGCACCGCCCATGTTCATGCGGCGAGGGCCAGTACCTCTTACGCCAGCTTGTCTCCTGCCTCTTTTTACGCCTTTCGCTGCGGACATATTGGCCTCTTTGGCCGCGTTCAAGTCGCCGTACATGCCGGTTAATCGCTGCACTTCAGCAGGATTTTGCCCGGTTTCCTTGGCGTATGATTGAGCTTGACGTAACAAATTCTCTTGAGCAGAACTTAACTTAGGCGACTTTTTGCCCGGACGAACAATTTCATTTCCCGGCTTTTTCATACCCATTGGAGCGCCGCCACGACTGTACCCTTTTGCCTTCATCTTTTTCATTATTGCCTCCCAAATAAACCGGAATTACCGGGTTTTTTCCTGATAGATCCGCCATGAGCGGCGAATGTTTTCACCATTGTAGGCTTTCCGCCCACACCTTGTCTCTTAGATCTTTTTCGCGCTACCGCACTTTTTTTCTGACCTTCCGTCATGCTTGCGGCTTTTGCCGCCGGTACGCACTTTGGGTAAGCTCGGCCATTTTTTTTTGATGCGTTTTTTCGGCCACACGATTGATACTTGCCATCCTTCTTTGGGGCACCGATATCTACCCAATCTTCGCTAAACCATTTCTTTAGCCCAGTTCTAGCCACGGGGCACTTTTACCATTTTACGCTTAGATTCCATAACCGCACCACAGCCTTTTGGCTTCATGAAAACCGCGCCACCCTTGTTCATTTTCTTAGGAGTCTTGTAAGTGCCGCCCATCTTCTTGTATTGCTTCACCATGTACGCATTTGCGTATGCTGACGGATAAACGTCAAACTTTGCCTTTGCCTTGGCCTTTGCCTTGGCGTAAAGGCTCGGGTTAGCTACATTTTTAGGGGCAGAAGATTTCACAGCTACCGCCTCCTTCTAGAACCTGCGTATGAAAACTTAGGAGCCGCTTGCAGTGCTGGGGCTTGCGTAACTTGAAATGGCCCTGAAAAGCTCCCGTCCGGAGGTATCTCTCCTGCAAGAAATCCTGACCCGGTATTGCCCATTGAGCCAACTGGAGCATTGCCGTAAAAGTCAGCGGATGCCGACCCACCTTGTCCGTAAATGCTTTGATTGCCTCCGCCCATTGAGCCTCCGCCAGCAGGGTTTAAAGTTTGCTGATTATAAAAGTCAAGATAGCCAGAATTATCTACAATGCCTTGATTACCTACGCCGCCAGAGCCTCCGCCAGCAGGGTTGAAACCAGCCGCCTCTGAAGCTGAAGGGCCAACGTCGATATATCCGGTTGGAATGTTGCCGCCCATAAAGTTTTCATAGGGCGTTCCGCTAAACCCGGGGCTGGGTTCAACAACAACGTCGCCAACATCTACATCTGTGCCGGTGCCACCCGTGCCGCCGCCAGCGGGAGGTGCTTGATTGGCCATCTGAGCCATGATGTCTTCGGTAATTTGTTTGCGTAAGGCCTCGGTGTCAACCTCCCCGGGTATTTGGCCGCGAAGCGCCTCAATCTGCTGCTGTACAGGGTCTAGGGCGGAAGTGATGTCCGTCTGCCTTTGGCTTGCAATCGACTCAGACAAGCCAGACAGGTCGTCTTGGGTCAAACCAGCAGCCTGCAACGCCTCTATCCTTGCGGCGAGGTCAGTTCTTTCTGTGCCAGCAGTGTCAATTGCCTGCTGAAAAGCAACCGTCTGGTCGTTGACTGTGGCAAGCTCTGCCTGAATCTGGTCGATCGGCAGAGCACCAAGGTTTTCTTGAATGCCACCTATCCTGCTTTCTAAGCCAGAAATTAATTCAGAAACCTCTCCACGCAACAATTCAGATTGATCCACATTCCCGGTTTCTACATCGCTGTAAAGAGATTCTAACTGTGCGTTTAGGTCGTCAATCTCGGTTTGTGCCGCTAGAGCAGATTCCTGCGAGGCTTGGTTAAGACTTAAAATTTCGGAGTCAATACGCTCATTAATGGCCGCGAGATCAGAGCTTACACCCTCGATTCTTGTAGAAAGATCTGCGGTTCCAGAAGCCTGCTGCCCTGAAAGCTCATCAATTTGCTGAGCAAGCGCAGTATTATCGGTTGAGAGGGCTGCTATCTGCTGTTGCAGTTCAGGTATTGGGAGTTCGCTTAACTGGCCTGTAACGCCGCTAATTTTGCCTTCTAGGCCTGCAAGCAAGCTTCCGGTCTCTGCTCTTAAAGCTTCTGACTGAGCTAAATTTTCTTCGTTAATTGACTGCTCTATAGTCTTGAGCTGGTCGTTAAGGGATGTAATTTCATCTTGAGCGAGCTGAGCCGAGGCCTGCTGGTCTTGGTCGAGCTGCAAATACTTTTCATCGATCGTTTGGTTAACCTGAGTAAGATCTTCGCTGAGAACACCTATTCTCTCTTTTAAATCGCCAACCAAAGAACCTTGCCGGTCTTCCAAGTCGCCAATGGCCTGAACCTGCGCCTCTCTAACCAGCTTGTCGCCTTCTTCAATCTGGCGAGCAAGCGCAGCCCTCTCGTCGAGTCCAGCTTGGCGAAGATCTATGGTTTCTGCGTCAACGCCACGACGCATATCCTCTATCTGCGCCTCAAGAGACTTGGAAAGCTCAGACCTCTCGCCCAGAGCCGCCTGCTCTGACGTGGCAAGGTCTTCTCTCAACAGGTCTCTTAGGCTGTCAATTTCCGTCTGACGAGCCGCCGCAGATGCCTCTTGAGCATCTCTCTGCTCCGCCATTATCTTCTCGTACTGATTGGCCAAAAGCTGGTCAGTATCTGGAGTAATAGCGTCAAGCGTTCTCATCGTTGGAGCCGCTGGCGCAGCCCTAGCGCCCCTATCGTAAGCTGGGCGCTGCATCAAATAATCGCTTAGACTGGCATAAGGGGATGCTGAGCTACCGTACTCGTCCTGAGCTGCCTGTAAATCGCTGGATATAGCCATTAGATGCCAATGCCCCTTATTCTCATGTTTTGCATGATCTGCCTGCGTATTGCTTCCATATCCGGCGCATCCATCTCTCGCCGGTTTCTTTCTGCAAAGTATTGCTCAGGAGGCGGCGCAAGCATATTTTGCAGAGGAGCTTGCATGCGCGGCTCATCTCGTTCCGACTGAACTCTACGCATGAGATCTCTGAACATGCCTCCACGGGGCATAGGTCTATCTTCCCGACCTCGCATCTGCTCGGTAAGCTGTGCAATCCGTCCCGCTAAACCGCCCCTTTGTCGATAAGAATCTTTGATCCTGCGACTCGGAACCTTTCTGCCTTTGCCGCCGCCCTTTTCGTCTCTGTCATCGATACGGTTTCCATTTCGGTCTTGAAAATCGTTAGTCCGCATCATTGGAGGAAGCTGGCCTTCGTCCCCAAAAATATCATCTAGGATAGAAGGTCTTGGAGGTCTCCGGCCTTCGCTTCCGAAAGGATTCTCGAAAATAGGAGGTCTTGGCGGCTTTGGTGGTGCCGTCTTTATGTAATCAGGAAAGTCACCGCGCTGTGGCTTTGGGGTGCGATCTAGAATTGGGAAATCAACTATCAAATCGTCGTTCCCACTCGGAACCGGCACAGTATCTGGGTACTGCCCGGGGCTTCTTTGTCCGCCTTGCAGCCTTTGTAGCATTTCTGCCAAACCCTCGATACCGCCAGAGCTGCCGGGAATTTGTGGCATTTGCTGTTGCTGTGGAGCGACTCCGCCAGCCGCTTGATCTTGCATGGCAAAGAGTTTCGCCTTGAGCATCTCATACTGAGGGGTGCCCTCTTGCATCTGGTTCAGTTGCGAATTCATGTACTGAATTTGCGGATAAAGGGGGCTGGCTTTTATTCTTTCCTGCCGCTCGTAAAACTCTTTGGGTGCTGCAAAGCTCATATTAGGTCACCAATTTTTACACGACCAGTAAGAGGCCGCGAAAACGTCTTTTTTCTTCTGAACCGAGTCGCAATTGTGCCTCGCACGAAAATTGCGCCTACGCTCAGGGTTATCTCGCTTGATTTCCATGTTACTGTCGCCGTAGCGAACCACCTTAACTTGATCACCCTTCTTGGCTAGAACCTTAAACTTCTTGCTCTCGCCGGAGGTGCGAACCTGCTTGTTATAGCCGGGGAACGTCTGGCCGCGATACCGCAGCCGTCCGCTCTTTAACCGCTCTACGTCAGAGGTGGTAGCCATCAAGCATACTCTTTTATGACTTCTAAAATGACGGTGTAAGTGTCCGCACTGCTTGCGCCGATTGTCGTGAACAGAATGTCCCCGGTCACACCGCTGCCGGCATTATTAGGAATGCCGGTGAAGTCAGAGTAATCGTGGAAACCATTGCTGTCTGGTGACAAGCCGATGATTAGGGTATTTACTGTTGCATCGCACAATAGCTCAACCCCCATCCCAACACACTGCCACCATATCTTACACACGGTAACTTTAGTGCAAGCTTTACCGGCAGAGTTAGCCGTCAAGGCTGAGACATCAACCTTGACTACATTCGCTTCTCCGGTTCCGTCACTAATGTTAGTGAATTTAAGGACAGCCTTACGCTCTCCATCCTGAATGGTTTGACTTGTTACTGCATCTGCCATTGCCTATCTCCTATTCTGTGGATTAAGCGTCAGCGAAGGGCGTAACAATCGTTCCTGAACCAAGCAGTAAGGTGTTATGTACAAGGTAGCTGGCTGTATCAATTGCTGTTACCTGAATGACGCTACCGACCAAACCGCCTTTGGTTGATCCGTTCAAAGTCATCACGTCGTTCGCGGCAGCGGGGAAGAAAGCTTTCATTGCGCCGTCATCGACAGCAACCATCGCTGCACCTTTGAACTTGTCAGTGCCATCGGTAAGGATGTCCAAGTCAGTGGCTGCGGTTTCAATGTAGAAAAAGAAAGACGCGCCAATGTTGTTGCCTTGGTTTGGAGACGTTGGGTCAGCGGGAGTGCTGGAGTCGATAGATGGCAAGGTGAACTTACCGTCTGCGTCGTTGAGCAAAATAATCTTGCCAGCGTGAGCCGCCACGGTAAGCGTGGTGTCTGCTGATAAGCTGATGCTGCTGTTTACGCCTGCGGTGATGAAGCCACCAAGCGAGCGTACTGGGCCGGAGAATGTTGTTTGTGACATTAGTATAACCTCTTTACGAAAGGATTCGCCCCAGAGTCTTCGTAAACGTCTGCTGAGTCAGTCGCTGGGGCTGGGTTTATCTCAGACCTACAGTCTATGACAACTGGGCAGTAAAAAAAAGTTCATTTATTTCGATTTATTTGTGTATACATTGTTGCACATCGACACGGGATCAGTATAATAAAGGACATCAACAACGCAAACGGAGAATGATGATGACAGTTAAAGTTTACCAGTTTCACCTAACGCAAGCCGACGAAGCTCTTTTGAATAAAGATGGTTGGCTGGCTTCAGAAAAGATCACCGCCTACGCCGACAAGGGCTGTAGCTGGAAAATCGAAGACGGTAGCTACGATGCAGCAAAATGGTTCCACGCTTACTCTCACGTTGCCACGGTAGATTCCGATGATCTGGACGAGGTCTTTCACCTCACGAACCTTTGGCACAAGCCTGAGCTGGTAGAGAAGCACTCAAGAATGCACAGCGTTTCTGTCGGTGACATCTTGGAAATGAACGGCGAGTTCTTCCTAGTAGCCGGATGCGGCTTTGAAGCTCTTAACATAAACGAGGCGGCGTAAGCCGCCCAAGGAGAAGATGATGAAAACAGCATACCTATCGCAGTGGGAAATTCAGCAAATGGCAGAAGCCGCTTTAACTTCATATGAGTTCAGTTGTTGTTGGAAGCGAGCTTTTCAAGAGGCCGCTGAGTTTGCTGCTGATGAGCTGGGTGTAAAGGCTACTCGCGCCCAAGCAGCAACAGCGGTAAGGATCGCGCAAACAGGCTGGGAAGGCATACGCATGTCAGTTCAGCAAGTCGTATATACCCCTCAGTAACAAAGGAGCAAGCATGATTCACGCGCCATTCACCAAGCCGGTCAAGAAGGGCCGGCCACTAACCACTGGTCGGTTTGACACAAGGGCCGAGCTAGAAGAAAACGTCATAGACCGTCACGGCAGGGGCTGGTCAGTTCGTCGGATCGGGGTTTATTCAGGAATCACTTGGAAAACCGTTAAGACAATAATCGATAAATCAAAAGAAAAAAAAGGGGGCTAATGCCCCCTCCTTTCATTGTTTCACATGAAGCAATTAAGCGCCTTGTGAACCGTAGATTCCACGCCAGTCACTCCATCCGTAAGAGTAACGCTCACGGGCTTTGTAACGAATGTTGCCAGTCGTGAAGTCTGGCTCCATTGTGGTTTCCATCGCAGTACGTTGGAACATCTTCAGGCCTTCGCCAGCGTCAGTGACGCTAGTCAGCAAGAAGAAGGCATCAGGGTCAGTCAGGTAATGATTGACCGTATAGCCCCCGGGCAATACACCCGTGTTGCGTACAGCGTTGATGTCATTGTCGGCGGTGCCAGAACGCAAAGTTGAGTTCAGGATACGGTCAGCAACAAAAACCAACTGAGGTGGTACGACAAGCTTTGATGCTTGAACAGAGATCGTAAGACCCTTGTCATCAGTAAATGTGCTGATATCAATCAACGCATCTTCCAAGGACGTTTCGTTCAAGTCAGCCATTGAGGTAGCACGGTTTGCAGCAGTGCCGCCACCCGCTAGAGGGTGTGCCGTGTTAATCAATGTTACACCGTCGCCGCCAGTGTAGTCAGAATCGAACGCATTGTTCAATACATCTGCACCTTTGACTTCTTTGGTGTTAGCCATAGATCGGGCCAAAGCCTTCACGTATCGCTTGCCTAAACTATCATAAAGATTATCTTCCACGGCCTCGTCGGTAAGACTGAAGGCCAAAGCCACGGTCTCATGGGTGTAGCGAGCCGTATAAGACTCAGAGGCGTTGTCAAACTGTACGCCCTGACCTTCGGTTTTAGTTGGCGCTCCGCCGAAACCAGTAATCAAAACCTCTTCCTCGAAGGCTCGCTGTGAGTCTTCAATAGCAAAGATTTCTTCATACTGGCGGTCGTAGCTGTCGTAGCTCATACCGAATAAGGAGTTTAACCCCGGCTCCAGTTCTTTAGCGAGCTGTGCTCTTGAAATAGCCATTATTTAGCTCCTTATGCTAAGCCAGCGCCTTTAACGCCGAAGATTGAGTTTTGAATTACTACTAACACGTTAGTGTTTGCAGCGCCCGTGTCCGAGTTGTTCGGATCTTGCGATATGTCAATCGCCTTGATTGGCAAGGTTGTAGCTGTAGCACCAGTGCTTACTTCCAGCTCAGCACCTGAGATGCCAGTCAAAGTGCTACCCGCTGTGGTGTACACGATATCAAAGTTACCGAACAAGTCAGCAACAGGGAAAGCCGCGTCAGCCTGCACTTCGTAGACAACATTCGGATCATCAATGATGAAAGCGATGATGTCTGAAGCGTTTGTGCTTGCAGGGTAGTAGTTGCTGTAAACCTGCTCACCAGAGGTGGGGTCGGTGTATTGGCAACCATTAAAAACACCAACTACAGGCACAGTGCCTCCGTCAGCGTGTACTTCCACCGTACCTCCGGTGACCTGAGCAACCATATCGCCTTGAAAAATGGATGTTCCATAATTCGCAGCAATACGATATCGACTCTGTCCGCCAGTGTAAGGTGCGCCACCGATCATTCTGACCGGCTTCATTCCAAATGCAGCGTCTTTATTCGCCATTTTGAATACCTCTATTTACGTCCAAATGTGACGTTGCTATCGCGCTGAGGATCATATTTAACGTAACGACTGTCACCACGGGTTTCGTTGAACATATTATTGTCCAGCGCATCCGTAGCTTGTCTGCTCTTCGCCCGATAATAGGTTCTGCGCTCTTCAATCGTTTCGTTAGGGATCTTAGCTAATAACAACCCTTCGTTGTAAACCACGCCTTCGTGTCGGCCATTATCCATAGTTGGTAAAGAACGCCATTCTGGAGGTAATTCGGTTCCTCTTACGAGTTCCCAGCCCTCCCGAATTCGACGCGAGACATTAGCTCGGTCTTCTTGTCCCAGCATAGACTCCCTGATCCACCTGTAGGTATAACCTGCCGGTGCTGGGGGAGTTTCTAATGACCTGACTGGTCGCCATGGTGTCCTGCGAGTCTGATTATCGTGTGACTGCGAATCACGGGATGAACGTGCGTTTGCTTTTATTTCTGCCATTTTAGCTTGCCTCTCTTGATGCAATTTTTTGCTTCTCTTTTGCCACTCGCTGCAACCATGCCTCTTCAGACATATTATGCGGCTTGAGGCTCCTGAGTCGCTCTAGCTCAGACTTAGAAAAGCTCACGCCATTCTTTTTGCCTTGTGTTTTTGACCGACCACCACCTTGGGTAGCTGAAGCGACTCTTTGCACAGCGGGTCTGCTTCTACCTTGAACGGTCTTCGAGTTGCCATTACTGGCGCTCTTAGTGTGAGGATAAACCGTACCGACGCGGCTGTCCAATTCTTCGTAATATTCATCGGAACCAACGTCGAAGCCTTCGTTCGCTAAATTATAGTGAACATAGTAGGCGTACTGGGTCGCCTTCATGTCATCTTCGTTATCTTGGTTCGCGTACCAAGGGTTTCTTTCGTGCCACTCCAACGCATCTTCTGTTGGCGTAACCTCTTGCTGAACCTGCTGCTCTTGGTAATTAACTACCCGCTCGTTACCTTGAGACTGATAAGACTCTTCCTGAGCAGCCCTTTGTCGAGACTTTGCTACACGAAGCTTTTCCTTCTGAATAGCAATATCATTCTGGAGCTTAGAGGCCTTGGTGATGAGATCCGCGTCTCCGCTTTCAACCGCCTTGCGGTAAACGTCATCGATCTGAGACTCTTTGGAGTTTATAGCCTCCTCTTCCTTAGCCAAAACAGTATTAGATTGTTGAATCGAATACTGGCGATACTGCTGAAGCTCAGCCTCTTTCTGCAAGGCAATTTGCTCAAGCTGCTGCGCCCTTTGCTCAGCCTCTCGGTGCCTCTGGTTAAGCTTGTTAATCCTTTTAGAAACCGACTTGGTGTAGTTTTCAAGCTCATCGCCATCACCGCCAGATCCCTCTACCGGATCTTCGGTAACCTCAATAGAGACTTGCTCCTCTTCCATCTGCTCTGCGTTTTGATTTTCTATCATGCGAAACTCACTATGTCGTCTGGGTCTATAATTGTGCCAATGACCTCGTCGTCATTGATTATTCTGACTTCGCCGCCGTCCTCAAGCTTGAACCTAGCTCCGGCATAACGACCGATTAGCACCCACTGTTTTTCTTCACACCAAGGCTTGTCTCCAAACTTTTCAGTGTCTCCGTAGCAGAGCGGCCCCATCTTTACAACATAGGCGACCACCGTGGCTAAAGCCTCTCGGTCTACCGTTTCTTTCAGGAGGTGGATGCCGCCTTCGCTTTTGGCTTTTCCTTGGTAGGGCAGAACCAACATGCGCCACCCTGATGGGTTAGGCATTCTTTCGACGGCGGATTTTTCAAGCAAGGTTGGATCAAGAACTCGTTCGTCGCTTGAGACGTAAGCCGAGTCTGTTATTGGAGTTGTCATTTAGATTTCCTTGTAGAACTCTCTGATTGTTTCCTCCACCAAGTTTATAACAGTTAGCTCACCTTGCAAAGATTTATAATGTTCTATATCTTTCAACATTCCATCCATCAAGACCTCTTGGATGAGTTTTCGCCGGTCACCCATTACCCGTTTTAGGCGAGAACCCAGATCGATGTCATCCACTACACTTTCTCGTGAAAGTCAAATCCGCGAGTAGCAGCACCAGCTCCGCGAGCCTTGATGACTTTTATCTTTCCGCCCATTGTCCGACGAACCAAAGCTGGGTCGGTGGGTATTGATTTGATGCTCTTCTTTGGCGAGTCAACCTTTTTAACTCTGCTTAAATCTTTCATCATTCTTCCTCAGTTTGTTCGGTTTGCTTCTTCGCAGAAGATTTCTTTGGAGCTTTCTTGATAACAGGCTCTTCCTCTACTGCGATTTCTTCCTGAACCTCTACAGGCTCTTCGGCCTTGACCTCTTCAGGCTCAGGCGCTTTTGCTGCGGGAGCTTCAGCTCCAGAGAGCCTAGCCATCTTGGCTGCAATTCGCGCATCGCTTTTTTGCTTCTTCTCTTCAGCGTCCTTGGCTTTTTTTTCTTCGAGAGCGGCTTCTACGTCACGGGCGAGTCTTTTTCTTTCACGCAGCTCTTCAATTCTTTTTCTTACATAGCTTGTTGATGATATTAAATCAGGCATTATCGGCCTCCCATGTTTTTGTTTTGCATGTCAAGCAGCTTTAAATCCGCCTGTTGATCTAGGCGGCGGATAGCTACGTCTAGCTTATCATCAGCAACCTCCCTTTGGATATTCATACGCTGCTTGGCGATTTCATTCTCCAAAAGCTTTTCCTCAGCACGTTGCTGTTGTTTTGCCTCAAACTGCTCATTCTCTGAGTCGATTGCCTTTTCCTTCAGCATCAACTCTTGCTGCCTGATTTGAACCAGAGGATCGGTCTCGTTGCCCTGCCCAATAGACTCCAAAAGCTCTTGAGTCAATTGCGCCAAGACGGGAGAAGATATCTTCTCGATCTGCATCTGAATTTGACTTTGCTGCTGCTGCAACTGATCAGGAGGAATCTGCCCTGACTGGGCAGCCGCCTGCATTTCTTGCATCTGCTGGTTAAGCTCTGGGGGTATCTGTCCCTGAACCATCTGCCCAGCCATAAACTGGAGGTGCTGCATCATGTGGCCAATTATCGCACCCTGCAAAGGCGGGTTCTGCTTAACGACATCTGTCAAGAATAAAGACCTATGCGTGTCAATGTGCGCCTGATGGTTTTGAGGTTCAAAAGCCTGAGACGGCTGTCCCATCAGGAATCCGCTATTTTCAATACCCGCATCAACAGGCATTGGCTGCGGGGGCGGTGGTGGCGGCTGTATAAGGCTGTCAATATCATCGACACCTAGCGCCGCGTACATTCGCCTGTAGGCCTCGTAAATGCCTGTAGGGCCATGAATTTCAGGGTTAGATTGAACCATGGTAAGCAGCTCTTGAGCCATTGTGATCCGCTGGCTTTGGCTAAATATGTTGGGGTCAGATACGGGTATTACGTCAACCCGACCATCAAAATCCTGCCCCATAATCTCTTGTGGGCCGTTCTTTGATACATAAGGGTAATTTGGAGGCAAATACTCCGCAAACACCTTGGCGAGCAATTGAAACTCAAGCTTCTGGCTGTAGTGCAGTCGCTTATGAATTGCCGACATAACCTTGGTGCCGCGCTCCAATAGAGCCACCGTAGTGCCCACAGGCATCGCTTGGTTCATGTCGCCCACGTTCATATCACCGATGCTTGCAAACCGCTTGCCAGACTCTACAAGCAGCCCTAATAGCTGCATAAGCACGTTACTGGGTTCTTTGATCGGAAGCGGTATCAGGTTTTCTCGCAATGACGCGCCTGTGGTGTCGATGTCGCGGAACTCGCCCGGCTGTAGCGGGGTGTCCTCGTCACGAATACGCATCCCGCGAGCCTTGAAACCTGCCGGGAGATTAGCCAAGGTTCCTGCATCAATTAACTGTCTTAGGATTGATGTGGCTGACTTAGATATACCACCAATCATATGGCTTAGGCCTAGGCCATAAAAGCCGAGGCCCGGTAAAAATTTGTACTGCACGAAAAAGTTGATCTTAGCCTTGCGAGGGTCTGTCTCAACGTAGTTTCGACGAATCGACAAGACCTTCTGAGATCCCTCGTCGATTGTGACGATATAAGGCAGCTTTAAGCCTGTAGGCTCGCCGTCTTCACCGACATCTTCAAATCCGGGGATATCTAAGATGGTGTGGGTCTCGTAGATGACGTGGTCACGATCCTCTTGGTACGATGGCCCCATGCCCTCTATTTCGTCAATCTGCTCCTCAATATCGCTCCTAGATACGTTGACAGAGCCGCCTTTTAGCTCCACGTCAGCGTAAAACCCGTTGACCTGTTGCTTCTTGATTTCATTCCGACTCATGTTTAGAACGTGGGTCACGCGCTCGGCGCTAAAAAGATCGGTAGCTTCGTAGGGCACGATGAGGTCTTGGGGTTGAATAAACTTGCTCATCGCACGGCTTACGCCTGTGTCAAAGTAGACCTTCTTAAAGGCGCTGCCTGCGAGCGGCAGGTAGAACAAAAGCATATCTAGCTCTGGGTCATACTCTTCCATGACGTTGAGAATGTAGTAATTCATGAAGTCCTGAACCCGAGACGCTTGAGTCTCTACGTCAGGATTTCTGGCCCCAACAATCTCCGCCTTGACTGGCCCCTTGGCTGGCAAAAGCTCTTTGTAAGCCTGAGCCTGAAACTGGGTCACTGACTCAGCCAAGATGGGGTGGATAACGCCAGAAGAACCTTCAAAGGGCTGGCTTCTGGAGTCGTCGAACTTCATCCCTAAATACTTTAAGCCGTCAGTATAAGTCTTTTCCCATTCAGATCGGCTTTCTTTGTCAGCCTTAATAGAGCTTACGACATCACCCGCCAGCTTGGAGAGGTCACTGTCTTCAATAAAATCGACTAAATTGGCGTTAAAGTCTGTTGCTATCTCCTCTTCCTCTTCGTCGATCTCGTCATCGACAAGAATCTCTTCTTCGCGCACCAGTATCTCTGCTGCATTGCGGATCTCATCGTTGCGAGTCATTTCCGGCTCGATCTCCATGGCGCTGCCAGTTGGCATAACGTCAGGATTGTCTTCGGTGCCTAAACCTCTTTTTTCAATAGCCATTAGTAGTATACCTGTCTGTCACGCCTCAAAAACTCAGCTTCTTCAGGGTAATCGTCGTGGAGGCTTAAAAACCCGCCCTGACGGAACCGCATCAGCGCCATCGTTGACGAATCGCAATAATCGTCATTGTCCCCAAACGGAAAGCTTGCCATCTCCTCGATAACCTCATCCGCAAAAGTTTCGTCTGGTGCCCAAACCATCCCCGATTCAAATATCGGGGCAACACTGTTCATTCTTGCAATCTTATCTTGACCTCGGCTTGGTGTATAGGCTGTGACTGGAATGCCCATGCGCCTAAGCTCTTGGGTCAAAGGTGTGCCAGATGCCTTGGCTTCGATCAGCACACAGTCTGGCTCCCAGTATTTCCATTCCTCGTAGGCCAGTCTTTTCAGCTCAGGAAAGTCTAACCTGACCCTCTTTGCGTCTAAAAGTATAATAGCTTGCACATCTTCGTCTGGCGACTGGAATATCGCCCACGTAGTAATGGCCGAGTAGTCGGCGGTCTCTTTCTTGCTAAACGCGGTGTCATAGCTCTGGATGACGTACTCGTATGAGGGCACCCAGTCGTTCTCCCACTTGCGCCACCACTCGCGCTTCACGATAGAGCCGGCCTCTGCCGTGGGGTTTTGCATCCACTGAGCATTCCACTTGCTAATCGGAAGCGAGGCCTTAACCGACAAAAGCTCTTCTTTTTTCCAAAATTCTGGCCATAAAGGTGTCTCAGACTCGGGCATGATTGCCGGGAACTCTACAACCTCCCACTGGTCGGCGTGTTCATCCTTTCCTTGGTTCTTGAGAACCTTGCCAACCAAGTCCTTGGTGCTCCACCGCGTCATCACAATAATAATAATTCCACCCGGCTGGAGACGCTGTCGTGGCCCCGAGGTGTACCAGTCGTAAGCCGATTCCATTGCTGTGGGCGACATCGCATCCTGCTCTGAGTGCGGATCGTCAATGATCAATAGGTCAGCACCACGCCCCGTAATCGCGCCACCCACACCCGCGTAGAAGGATTCGCCTTCGTGATTCGTTGTCCAGCGCCCCGCTGACTTGTTGTCTGACTGAAGTTTTACGTCTGGAAAGATTTGCGAGTAATCGTCCGAGTCAATAAGGTTTCTGACCTTTCGACCAAACCTGACAGCCAGCTCAGCGGTGTGCGTTGTCTGGATGATTTTAAGGTCGGGCTTACGGCCCATCATCCAGCTCGGAAAGTATGTACTGGCAAACTCAGACTTAGAGTGTCGAGGGGGTAGGCAGACTATCAGACGCTTCAGTTTGCCTTGGGCGATCCGATTAAATTTTTCACCGATGATCTTGTGGTGCCTGCCAAGGATACATTCGGGCCACATATGCTGAACAAAATTTATAAAGTCGTTCTGGCACTTGTCCTGCTTGTCCATTTGGTCATAGCGGGACAGCAGGGCCAGAGCTTCGTTTTGATCTTGCTCGCTTAGAATCTCAAAGTCTTTGAGCGAGAGGCTAGACATTTTCCCAAGCTTCCCCCTTAAACAACAAGGCCTCCGCCTCGCGTCTGCGGATTAATCCGTCCAGAACCTGACCTCCTGCCTTGTTCCAACGACGGATCTGATGGGGCACGTCATCCATGTCACCTTCGTTAAGTCGCTTCAATAGCGTTGATGATTTCAGGTTTGTAGGGCCAAGGTTATACGTCCAAGATACCAAGGCGTCGAACTGGCTTTGGTTAAGCTCAGTATCAACCAGATCGTTGACGTAACCTTCAAACTCTTGGAGGTCTTCAGCAAGAATTTCTTCTGCCTCTTTCTTCGTGCAGGTATCTCCAGCAGAGACACCTTTAGTGTGCCCGTAGCCTATCGTCCAGACATCGGCAGAGCATTGGTAAGACTCTAGCTTGCACCCTTCAAATTTTTTGATAAGGCATACGCCCTCTTCGCTAAGAACTCTCATGTTAATTAACCGCATTATTCGTCATGTTTGTGGGAAGCGCCGTAGTAAAAAGATATGATACTGCTGACGATCCCACCCAAATAACCAAGCACAAGATTAACAATGCCATTGTCTGTAGCAACAGGGTCTTGTAGTGTGACCAGCGCGATGTAACCTCCGAAGAATAGGACGCAAGCAACCGCAATAAATTTTGGCGTCCAGTCACCTTTGAAAGCCATTCGCGCATTCTGGATATCATCTGTTTCAAGTTTGAAAACATCTACGTCTAGCTCCTTCATCCGCGCCTGAAAATCAAATTCCGCTTTTTTAATTTCTGCAAGTTGTTCGGGGGTTGCCGCTTGGACGGCTTTCTCAATGCTCTTTTCATCAGCCTTGCACC